TCGGTGTGTAGATCTAGGTTGTCGTTGTATGAAGCGAGTAGCTTCTCGTCACCTGAGAGTAGGGCGGCTACACGTAGCTCAATCTGCGACAAGTCGAAGCCAAGGATAACGCCGTCCGACCATCTCGAGTGCATTGCCTTCTTGATCTGTGGGGGGAAGGTCTGTGCTGATGGACTCTTGCAAGTGATACGGCCTTGTATCGTCCCGCCTTCTGATCCTGTGTCCTTGGGGAGAGAGGGAACTATGTACCACGTTGGGTGTGCTAGTCCGATCTTCTTGTTGAACGGGATCAGTACCGATGACTTGTCCTTCGGTCGGTTCCTTCTGTGATGGAGGAGTGGAAAGACATAGCTCGATATCAGCTTCTGTGATGCAGCATGGTACTTCACCAGCCTGATTGCTTGTTGAAGTGGGTGCGTCTGAGGAAGGTGGTTCGAGAGTAGATTGCGGTTGTCTTCCGACCATGAGATCTGCTTAGTCTTGGGTGTAAGGGAGAGGAGCGGGTGGCTCAGTATATCTTCGCCAGTAGCTTTGTCTATCTCTTCGATGAGAGTATCAAGGAATGTCTGCTTGGATTTAGCAGAGCCTTGGCCTTCAAGGATGAGGTCGAACTTGGACGAGGCTACGCTTGCAGCCAGCTTGCACTTGAGTTCAAGTGTCTTCTGTAGCCGGTGCAGGTAGTCGAACTGCATGGGGATACCAGCTTCTGACATCTGGATGCAAGACCAGATGGTGTCTGAGTAGTGCTGGATTGAGAAGGCACTGAGTTTATCAGTGCTCGCTGTCCCCCACATCGTCGAGTCCTGTGAGGACGAACGCCATGAGGGTGAGGTAGAATCTTGAAAGGTCAATCTTTGAGGCGGGGATGTTTGAGAAGACGTGATCTTCATCTCGTTCAAGTCCATGACACCAATAGTCTGCTGCCTTGAATGTCTTTCGTAGGGCAGCGATGAGGTCGGATCGCTTGATGGTTTCTGTGAAGTCATCACAGTCGAGGATGAAGTTGAGGGTGTCGAAGGCATCGTCTTGTGCGAAGTAAAACTCAGACATTCTGTTTGAATCCTTTTGGCTATCTCAGAAACACAGGCCAGTGTGTTGTGAGTATCTTGTGCGTTGTAGGAGAGAAGCTTTGAATCATCTGGCCTAGTGAATCTCCCGTCCTTGAGAGTGTCCTTGTATGAGTGGGTACCTAGCACAGGACCGAGGGCCTTCAACGACTTCTCCGGTCTCAGTTCTGAGTGAAGGTAGTTCACTACTGACAAGTCTATAAGAGTTTGTCTGCCATCCAAAAGGTATTTGAATTCTTTTATTTGTCTGAGGTATTGGATGTCAAACTGTAGGTTCATGCCGACGATAGTGTCAGCGTGCTTGAGCCACAGAGCCAGTGACCTACGGTGGCTCTCGATGTGCATCTTGAACACCATCGTGTCGGCAGGCTCAAGATTTGAAATGCATGTCTCTTCCTTGGGAAGGGTGACAGCAACGGTGAGGATCAGATCTTCTCTGCTTACGCCATCGGTATGCATGGAGCGCAGTGGGTTGAACACTGTTTGTTCGGGGAGCAAGTGCCCCGTGTGGTTGGCAACACATGCTCCATAGGATTCGATGTCAAGTGAGATGATCCTCGGGTCCATTTCATTCTCCGTCTTCCATTACTATTCGGATACGTTCGCAGAAATCCTCCACAGATTCGGTAACTTTCTTGGGGATGTTACCGTGGGGGGTGAGTGCTGTGAGTGTAGCCTTGCCGTTGGTGCTCACTGGTTCAGGCATCCACACAACTTCGGTGTAGTCTTTGTTGTCGAACTTGTTTGTGATGACACATTTGTTTGTCATCTCTGTAACTTCCCAGTGGGTACGTCCGTCAACAGAAAAGAATTCCTTGATCGCATCCATCGGCTTGAGTTCCTTTTTTGTTTGGGGTTCTTGGCGGTACCACGGTAGGTCTGGTTGGTCGTGGCAGTTCTCCTTTGAGATAGGAGGTGAGGAGAGCGAGGTGGTCTTGGACCGCATGTATGAGGTTAGGATTTCTGAGCACAGCAGCGGGATGATAGGTGGCAAAGAGGTTGCAGTCATGGGTGGTGTTTGTGTCTGCTCCCTCAGCATCGCGTCCGACAAGAGAGCAAGTGCGCGACTGAGACCTGAAAGATTCTGTAAGCGAGAGGTGCTTATCGAAGAGGGTTCGGGTGAGAGTGCTGACAGCGGCTGCTCCACAACAAAGCCAACTAACTTTTTGATTTCCTGCGAGACGCATGATGTGATTTGCATCCACAAGAGTGTGTTCGATGCAAGCCTTGTAATGTCTTCGTTTGGGTGGAGCGGTAGCGGGTGTCCAGCATCTAGCTGAGTTAAGAAAGAAGATGCTGGCAAGTTTGTCCAGTCCAGATCCAGTAAGGTATGGTCCCTTAAGTAGTTGACCAGATGGTCCGATGAATGGCTCATTGTTCTTGTCCTCTTGGTAGCCAGGATTCATACCCAACACCATGAGCACAGGGTACTCACCAGTGGGGGGCAATGATTTGTCCCACCATACAGTGGGTACTCCTACGTTTGTGGCTTCTTCGTGAAGCTCACACATGGTGCAATCAGGTCTGCTTCTTAGTTGTTCTAATTGCATTGCTAATTACTCCAGCCATTTGTTTCTTGATGATGTCTGTCTCGCAGTAGAGACGAACAACTTCTTCCATCTCGGAATACATGCCTTCGATGAGGTAACAAGTTACTTCGTGCAACACGGTGTCGTACTCATCGTCTTCGACATTATCCCGTAGCTGGGTCTCGTAGTTTTCTTTGAGGTAATCTTTAATTGAATCTTCGATGTAAAAGGCTAGGGACATGGCTGCTCCTTTGGTGTTCGAGTTCTGACATAAGTACTTCTACTTCAGCAGCGTTTTCTGCGTAGCCCTTTTCGATGAGCCACTCTGCTGTCTGTCTGTAGTTGAGACCGTTACAACGTAGGGTGTCTATGATTTCAAAGACTGTTATGCCCATGATGAATCATCCTCCTCTAGTCTCTCGATAGTCTCATCGAGATCATCAGTAAACCAATGGTCGTAAGTGATTGATGCGTCGTGATGAGAACAGAAATCATCCCAAGCATCTCTGCTTACATGTTCTTGGATGATGTCCGTTATCTCATCGTAAGTTTTAGCAGCAAGCCTTTGCCATCGACGCACAAGCATCGCATATCTTTTGCGAGGCATTCTCTTCTTAGCCATTTGTTTCTCCTTATGAAACTACAAGGGGTGGCCCCCGTGCGACGGGCCACCCCGAGTAAAGATATTGATCACCACCTTATTAGGTTGAGATGTTCATTTGTTTTCTGAGTTGCCGCATCTTTTGGGAGATCCTACTTTCTGTCACACCAAGAACGAAACCAATTTGTTTCTGATTCAGACCACGCTTAAGCAACTCGATTATATCTTCGTACTCATCAGGGAGAAGAGGAACTTCCACATCTTCTTCCAGTGGGGGAGCGATGGCTTTGTCGTAGTTGTCTGGCAAGGGGTGCCACTTGTTGGCGTACACACGAGGAGGCATTCTTTGACCACGCTTTTGTCCGGGCCTTGAAATTGAGATGCCGAATTGATTGCAGTAACTTCTGAATACAGGATCCCAGATGTGTGCATTGAGGAAGGTGTTGATGCTTCCTCTGCTTGGATCGTATCTGTGCTTGATTGAAAAGAAAGCAACGATGACTTCGTTGATTACATCTCCGATGGTCCAATGAAAGAACTTGTCCTTCTTGTTGTTGGCCCACCATCTAGCATAGACAATCAGCGTATGCCATTCTTCATCTGTGAGTTCCTGTTTCATCGCGTTTCATTTTAACAGATTCTTTTTCTCTGTCAGGAACTGCGACTGTCATGCACACCATCATAATGTAAAACACTATGTACAGTGTAGTAACGGGTTGAGATGTCACGAACCACCAAGTGTTATGAAATGATTCATAGATGGGAAACGTGATCAGTTCAACTGGTACGGGTACTCTTATCATCTGCTTTCTTTGCCTCCTCGATTGTTCGCTTGATTGCGTGAGCAAGCTTGTTAGCTTTCTGAATCTCTCTGCTCACTACCCACATCTTAGGGTTGTGTGCTTTCTTGAGTCTGTTGTACTCACGCATGAGGTTGGTGATCTTGATGCGAGTGAGTGCAAGTTCAACTTCGATGTCTGTCCATTGCTTTGTCATGGGTACTCCTTAAAAAAAAACCCTACACTAGATCTCTCCAGTGTAGGGCATTCAGGGTTACCGCCCTGCCGCGTTCGTGCGTAACTATATCAGAGTACACCGCACTAACCTATGTACTCTGGGTAGTGTCTTATCCTACTACCGAGGGTGCAGTTGATTGCAACTGCTGATGTCTGGTGAATCCTGACGCTTGATCAAGCAAGCGAGTCAGTAGTCTGTTTCGGATGGGTGACTGCTGGGGTGATGGACTCAGCTTCTCAACTTCAGTGAAGCAGTTGAGTAGTGAGTAGTAGCTGTGTCCAGCTAGTGACTCGTGACCTCCTGGCCCTTCACCGTTGACTGATCTGTTCCACTCCTTCACTACCTTTGGTAGTTGGTTAGCGAGTGCGGCTCGGTGTTCCATCGCCGTGATCAGTAGGTCATTGAAGGTCACCCTGTCTTTGATGGGTGTCTCTTTGTAGAAGTCCATGCGTTCTTCCTGTGTTGCAAAGACTTCGTTGAGCTTGGATACCCCCACTGAGATGACGTTGTGGATGTCTCGGTGGATGAATCGCGTGTGCTTGCGTTGGATCTTGAACACGTCACCTGAGAAGCATAGGTTGTCACACACGAATGTGTAGTCACCTCCTGCTATGGATGCTGGCATCTGTCCATCGTGTCCGTTGCGTACACCTACGGTAGGTGATCGCTCATCGCTTCGCATCATGTCGGGGTGGTGTACCTCGAGTAGTCCGAAGTAACGTTGTCCCTTACGCATGAGTGCGTGTGCTTCATTCTTGATTTTGTACCCATGATCAGTGAGCACACGGGTAACGTGATCTAGGAAATCACCGTGCTCGATGGGGTAGTACGTGTCAGAGATAGGCTCACCTGCGCGTGAGTCAATGACTTCTTGTTTGGTGACATGGTGTGCACCGCAGTGTAGCATCAGTCCATTCATTGGTAGCTCCTCGGGTTGTTGTATCGGTTGGGAATTTCAGTGGCTGTGTAGCCGTCGAGTGTTGCTTCGCGTTTCATCTTATCAAGTGCTGTGTTGTAGTACTTGCATACCTGTCTCCAAGTACTACCAGTAGCTAGGGTGATGACCTCCTCGTCCATGACTCGCTCGTCAAAGTCGTTACGAATGTAGTCACGTAGGATCTCATCACCCGGTGTAACCCATAGCTGGTAGATGCGGTCGTTGAAGTAAACACATTGGAGTTGATAGTATCCTTCTGGCATCAACGCAACCTCTCTTCATCAACTAGAATGGTGGTGTGTGCCCAGTGCTGTCGCACTGAATCGAACTCCTTGATGTAGATCAGTGGGTGATGCTTGAGTCCCCTGCCTCCAAGTCTTCTGTTCTCATCTGAGTAGATGGATGGTGGTGAACTGATCTCGATGGAGATCCCAGTGATGATCAGTGCCTGATCACTGAGGTCCTGTTCTTCTTGGCTGCTGTGCTGCCAATCGAACTCGGTTGAGTCATCCTGCCAGTGAGCATAGTCACCTGCGTCACCAGTCAATGGGTCAACGTGCTTGCTGTACCCTAGGTCAACGTCCCATGGTACGTTAGCCATGCCGGGTTCAATATCACTGCGTGTGATTCGATTCTCTCGTCTGATAGTCAAGTCAATACCTCCATGTAAAAGTAGTGGTCACCGGAGTAGGCGTAGATGAATGAACCTACCCCGGTGCCACTGGACATCATGACCAATGATGTTTACTTAGCTTCGAACCGATCAACGTTAGTGAATGTCTGGCCGTTCTTAGCCTTGACATTCTTCGTCTTCACCCACACTGATGCGTAGTCTTGATCCTTGGTTGAAGCACATGCCTTGAGCAGTGACTTCATCGTCGGAAAGAAGTTCTTTGCAGTGAGATCTCTGACTGCTGATGCTCCAAGCATAGCCTCGATCAACTGTCTGAACTTGATCCCGATGGCTGCCTGTGCCTTCGGGTTGGTGTTACTGAAGTCCAGTCGATCAGTGAATCGCTTGGTCGATCCATCTTCTGCTTGAGGGTCAGGGTTCGGTGTCTCAAGTGTCATCTTGAAGACTCCCTTGTCATCAAAGCTGGCCTCGATGATGTCGCACAGGTACTCACCTTCTTCAAGTGGTTCGAGTGCTGCGAAGAACGTGGGTGCAATGGTAAAAGTAGACATGAATAAAACCTTTCTAAATAAAAAAGAAAAAAATATACACACCCCGCAGGGGCGGGGCCACACTGGCCCCCCGCCCCGAAGGGAAAAACAAAGGACGAAAATTGAACTCAACATAAGACAATGAAGTAAACAATTGAAAAGAATAATTCCTGGCGTGTCATGATTCGATCCTTTCGTTGTAGTCTCGTCGTTCTCGTTTGCCTCCGAGTTTGTGGAGTCGGTCGAGTAGGTATGCTTGCCTCTCGTCCCCTCCTCCACAACACCAGTCACATCCATGGAGTTCACGATCCATGGTGTCAAGTTCATTGTTGATCCAAGCACATTCAGCTTTGGGGTCAGTCATCTGTATGCCTCCGCGTTGACTCGAGTGTTGATGAGTTCCTTGAGGTGGTCCATCACCTCGTCTACGTGTCCTGACTTCATGATCACCAGTGCCCCGAGTATGGGGATCAGTTGATCCGTTTCAAGTGAGTTGAGTTCGTCAATGATTTCTTCGAGTGTCATGTTCAGAGTCCCCACTGTCCGGGTACTCGTCCAGCTACCCCATCAGTGGGGGTCACGTCGCTGCACTTCGCCCCATGTTTCGAGTCTGGGTCCAAGTACTTCATGATGTCGAAGTCCTCTCTTTCTCCGTTGTAGCACTCATCATCTGAGTCCACGAATGTCTCGTGACACCACTCGTGCAGGAGTGTTCGCTCGGTGAAGTCGTAACCGTAGAATGGTGTGCCCATGGGTTCGATCTTCATGAGTGCTGCAAACCTCTTGTCAGTCGAGGTGACGATCTTGTAGTGCATGAAGGGGTAGTCAGGGTGACTCCATCTTTCGAGCTTGAGGTTGTAGGTTTCCACGATGTCTCGGTAGTGCTTGAGGTTACTATTCATTGGTCATTCTCCTAGTGTTGTGTAAGTGGTGCAGTGAATCACCCCTCGACTTCCGAAATACCAGAGATTCAGAAGCCCAAAGGGGGATATAGCTGCCCCAGCCCCCCGACGGCTTCGACCGGAAACGCAGCTAACGCACGAACAAGAGGGGAGAACCAAGTAGAAGTCCCCTGTGGTGTAAAAAGTGAGACTAAAAGTACAACTTACCTGTGTATTTGAGTTGAGAAGGTCACATGACTGGGCGACCCCAAAAAAAAAGCCGAGCACCCCGGAGGGTGCCCGACTCCTGGCTCCAGGCTCTCAGCCAATGTCCTCGAACATGAGTCCCTTCGCACCGTGCTGTGGCCACGCGAGTCGCTCACCTTCGTCGGCTCCCCACACGTCAGACTTCCACTGGTACTCAGGCTGACATTCACTGATCCAGTTCGATCCGTCTCGTGCACCTCGCAGCATCACCTTCATCGACAGCTTTCTGAACCCGTCCCCGTCCGACTCCAGGCCGTCGAACTTCTCCATCAGTGCCTCGGCCACGTCGCACGACTCGTCGCACTTAGCCTCCATCGGGCTACCGATCTCGACTTCCGTGAGCCAGCTCACGTCAAGCCAGATGCGATCAGCTTCACGCTGACCTGCCATCACGAAGTAGCACGGGATTGTGTGCCATTCCTGGCCTCGGTCATCCTCGACGGAGTGAACGTCCCCGAGAAACAGAACTCCTGGCAGCCAGCGTTGTCCGACATTGGGCTTCACTTTCGCAGCGACGCGCTTGGATCGAATGATTGGGCTACCCCTGTGCACCTTCGGTGAGGTCTTCTTGGTCTTGCGAACGGTCTTTTTAGTAGCATTGGTCATGTGATGTCCTTTCTTAGAACATAAAGTGATTAAAGCGAAGAGCGTTGTTGCCCTTCGCTTTGGAAGGGCAACAAAGATCAGAGCGACCGCGTTACAGCCGCACTTAGGAGTACAGCGGGGCCTACGAAGCGGGAGTCCCCTCTTACTGGAGTCCGAAGGGGGTACCGGCCCCTCGACCGGCTGCTGTCTTTGTTGACGAAACACCCAATCTGTCTGAGAATTTTTAAAAATACCAGCAATACCAGACCTCTCTCTCCTTTTATAGAGAGTAATCTATATAAAGAATAGAGCGATACTGGAATACCCGGTATCGCCCTATCCCCTCTGACGGTCCCTCCTCAAGGGAGGAACAGGTTAATCGTTTACTTCACCGTAAAAATAGTGGATCAAGTATTGGAGAGCAGCATCTCGCGTTGCTTTCTCCTTCTCACTAAATTTCCTCGGCCCCGAACTGACCATGGACGGGTTACCTTCGACTGAAGAAAGAGTGTATGAAGGTTCCTCCCGCTCATGGAGGAACTCCAATACTTGGACTGCTGCCGCAACCTTCTGAGGGAGGGTAGAAGGCACTTTCATGTGAACTTGCGGTGCCGAGTCTGGGGTGATCATGCCCTATCCTTTACTCAATGCTCATCGTCATGCTCGATTTTGAGGGTCAGACCTGAGACCCCCCGATCATGACCTTCATTCATTGATTGTCGAGTCTGACGTAGATCCCAAGAAGAATCCTGAACAATCTTCTGAATCAGGATGTTCTTGGGTACATGCATTTTAACACCGTTGGCCTTGAGCCACGAGTTCCACTGCGCCCTAATGATGCTGTTGGCGGTAAACCCTCCCGAGTTTCTATGGAATCTAGCCTCAAGGAAGCTATCAAAGGGATTGTTCTGGAGGTGATACAGGCGCATTGCCTCACCAGCAGCATCAGGGACAGGCCATTTGCTCTCTCGATCTGCATTCTCCAACTCCATAGCACCCTGCACTGCCCAAGCGGCAATACCCGGCAACTCCCTGCGGAGGTCATCCTCAAGGTCAAAGTCTTCTCTACCCTCAAAGCTGACCTCAAAGGGCAACACCATCATCTTCCCTGACAAACCCCTACCCTTATTGGGCAGAACAGGGATCTCATTGGATTGCATCAGGGGTGCGGCGTTGATTGTGATGTTTCTGACCTGCCTCTTGTACTTGGCATTGATGGTCATGGGGTCACGGCCCACGATGTTCTTGAGGACCCGGCAGACCTTCTCGCCTGCCTTGCTGTCAATTTCAGAAACCTCGCTGATGCTGAGAACTTTGCTCAACTCCAGTCCGTCCAGCCCGAACTCGTTTGCGAGATCTTCGAGCGACGTACTGAGGTACGCAGTTTTACCTGTAAGCTGCTTCAACACATTACATATTGTACCTTTGCCCCCACGGATCTTGCCATACATCAACAACCATTTGGCATATTTTCTGGTGCCCATCAATGAGTACCCGAACCACCGCTGCAACAAACTGGCCCACAACGGATCACCGTCACCCCATTCATCCACAGCCTTCAACCATCTAGGGCACGTAGCATCCGGGTCATACTTGAACGGAACAGTAGACACATCAAACCATTGCTGGTCTCGATCCAACGTCTTACCATTCTTGATGTCGATGATAAGATCCTGAAACGCAATGCAGTGTGCAGCATCTACGTCAGGCCCCTCCACATTGGGGGGAGTCAACCAACAAGGAACAACGTCTTGATCCAACCGACACAAAGCTTCGAGCGCATGAAGAACGCCTTCGACCTTTGCTTTGTCCGGTCCGTATCTACGGATGACCATTCCGTTTGCGCCGTTTTGTTCCCAAACTGCATCTTCCAAGATAAACATGAGCTTCTCACGTATCTCTTCATCGCAGATTAAACGCCATCTCAAGTCATCCCAGTACCAAAATTCACCTCTCCACCGATATAGACCTTGATGTCCTTTGTCAGTTGTGAAATAATCTCTTAGCACTCTCCTTGAAACTTTCATTGGTTCCAAGGAATCCAGTGGGTTATTAATCCAGTTCATAAGAGCCTCCCTGCTCTACATAGGTAATAAAAATGATTAGCTCCACTTCTTATGCCCCCGGCCTTGCAGGACTTCTAAGCACTATTAGAAAAGACGATGTGACACAGCGTCGTAGAAGAGGTACCCGAAGGAATGCTGCGGGTACAAGTGGCGGTCGTTTGTTCGAGCGACGACAAAAAACAAGACCTGTTACTGGGAGTTCTAGCTACTCAGCCGATAGAGCAGCAAGTCTTCAGGCTAACAGAAAACGAGAAGCCGATGAGGCCGAAAGAAGAAAATCTCGAAGACAAAATGAAATGAAAGAAAGAAGAGAAATAAACAAGGCACGGCAAGAATTTATGAATTCACCTGAGTATAAAGCGAGGGAACGTGAGCTCAGACGTAAAAGAGAAGAACTATATAACCACCCAGAAAAAGTTAAGGCAAGAGAAGAAGCAGCACGGCTTAGATACGAAAAAAAGAAGAAGCAGTGGAGTGAAAATTTATTGTCTGATAAGCCGTGGCGAAGCTGGATGGATCTTTAAAGGCTAAATTCAGTAGGAGCATTAGCTTGATCGAAGATAACGAACAAGTTTACCTCTCCTTTGGTGGGGGGCTAAGACTCTTTTCTGAAGAGTACTTCATTAAGGAGCTTGCCCCTGTAGGCATGTCCACCAAAGGGTTTCGTTCATTCTGTAGATCTCTCAAGGTCCCCTTGATCTTCATCGGGGACAATGTGTTTGTTGATCTGTCTTCCTTCCAACTTGCAATCAAAGCGATTACTCGAGTTGGTCAGCCTGACTTCTTTGTTCCGGGGTGCAAGCCCTTGCGGAGGAACAAGTGGAAAGGCGCAAAGGAACTGGACAGAGAGTACTTCGAGAAGGAATGGGAAAATGTGCTTGCCGAGTTGATTGCGGGCCGCAAGAACTCCGGCATGAAGACCCCCACTGAGGTTACTGACCTAGCGCGTCGTGCTGCAAAGCGCATCACAGACATGGCACTCCAGATGCAAGCATCTAAGAACCAAGAAGAGTACACCAAGAAAGCACGCGCTCTCCTCGAAAAGGAACTTGACGAATGTTAGCACGCAGCCTTACTGCACTGAGAAAAGTAGGTTCTAGTGTTGTCGATGCTAGTACGGGTCAGGTCGTGCCTCCTAACATGTTTAGGGCTGCACAGAAATCTTTGACCGACCCAAAAACCAAAGGGATGACTCCGGTAGGAAGTATTGAAGAAGCAGCACTTGTAAAACCATTCAAGAAAGCTGTTCAAGAATACGAGGAACGCACGGGTCAAAAGATACCTAAGCAAGGCCTTATTCCTTTTATGGAATTTGTCAGAAGGGAAAGTCCAAACCTTGGAAAGATGCTGGACAGCCCTGATAAAAATACTTTCAATACAGGTCTTCGCATTTTGAAGTTGTTGGGTGAGCCTGTTAGGGCTGGGGGTGTGGGACCAAAGGGAGGTCCACTAAAGAAAAAAGATATAAACATATTCGCTGATGCTTTTGTTAATGCACCCGGTAGAGACAAGATAATTGCAGAATCTGCTGCTGCTAGGAAACTAGGTCCTAACGAGTCTTGGACGCTTGTTGACCGTACTAATCCAATGAAGGCATTCAGCGGTATACCAGATAGAATCTTGAACCGACGCTATGACCTAGTTGCTCAAAGAAATCCCAAAGCTCTTAAAGATCTTAAAGATGGTTTAAACAAACTAAACGAGGCGATGGATCGGGCTGTACGGCCTAAAGGTAAACTTGTAAATACTTACAATCGAACCTTTAAAGGTGAACGTAGACAACTAACTTTAAATGATCTTAGAAGAGAAGTTACTGCAAAGACAGAAGGAACACTTCCTGTTATTAAGAAGGAGCCGGGCAGGACACGAGCACACAAAAGTGATCCTTTTGTTTCTACCGAAGATGATGTTACAACTCGTCAGGGTCTGGTTGCTCTTGGTAGAAAAGATCCTGAAGCTTACAGAAAGATCGAAGAAAAAGTTATTGTCGATCTAAACAAGTTCAACAAAAAGTTCCCTCTAGGAAAAGAAACAAATTCGGCACAAGCTGCTCAAGAAGAAATTGAAAAGATCTTTAAGAGACCTTTCTATAAGAACAGCGAAGCAAATCGCCAGTTGTTTATGGACAAGATTCCAGCGTCTCGAGGAATCCCTGACGACTTCCATAGCTACACAACTCTTCAAAAGCTACAGAAGCAACAATCAGGAGGAAGAAGAAGCGCAGGCGAAGAGCAAAGCTATCGTAAATATGACTCGGGCGGAGATTACATAGATGTTTCGGGGGCCGAAGAAACATTTGCGTTTGGGGAAAAAGGTCAAGGCTCAGGTATTAGAGCAGGACTTCCTAATTTCCCAATCCGATCAGGCATGATTGATGTAAAGAATTATGTTCGGGATACCTATGATGCGGGGGATGCTCAAAGAATAATGAGAATTCTTGACGGACCTACTTATGAAATGGTCGATCTTAAACGTACAAGCATGTTCCAAAAATTGGTTGATGAAGTAGGTAAAGATGAAGCTCAGAAACTTAGAACAATGGCAGGTAATGTAAACCTGATTCCATTCTAGTAACAGGATTTAATATGCCCCCTAAGCCAAAGAGACTTTCAAAGCACAAGAGTGAAGTAAAGAAGCTTGAGTCTGGTGACGAAACGATCAAGTCATTCTTCTCACTGGACGGCGCAGCACTTGCACTTAAGTCCAACGACTGGCAGATCCAAGAAGAAATTACGCAACTTGTAAGACATTCTAGGGATGCTGACCCCAAAGTCTCATTGCGTGCAATGCAACAACTTCGTAGTATCCTTAAGGATATTGCCACCGTTAACGGATTGATTGGCGAACAGTCAACTCAAGTTACCGCAGAAGAAGAAGGTCGTAAGGTAGTCATGACTGGCGTAACCAAGCGACTTGTATCTAACATGAAGGAAGAATTACCTGATGTCCTCCACAACAAAGAAAAGCCCTACTTCGCAGCCAAGTACTTCCCCAAGCGAGAAGATCCTACCGAAGGTAGTTGAAGGTGCATTCGGTCATCTGGATAAGATGGACGAGATGTCGTTTGCTAGAGCAGGCGGACCTTCATTGCAGAGCCTTGGCATTGTGTCACCCGGAGATGCATTCGGAGATGCGATGAGACTAGGCGGTCTTATCAAGAAAGAGATCTTTGACAACAAAGATATGTACACCAGCCTTGCGCTAGGCTTGGAGAAGAAGTCAGTTGCTCACATTGATTTTCATCTTCTTGCTTCTGCGATGTGCTCTGTTGCTGCATATCAGGTCGTTGTTAAAGAGGGCTTTGAGTGAACGTAGTCCCAATCCCAACAAAGGCGGAAGGTAATCCTCTTTACCCTCTGCCCCCTGACTACGTTGAACTGACCCCCGAAGGCCAGCGTCTTGCTCGTGTCAATGCGTCAAGACAATGGATGGTCAGGCATACAGATCCTCAAATGAAAGCAACTGCATTCGCTGCATCGTTGCATTTCTTTGACAGCTACTATTTGTACCCCGACGAAGAAGCGGACTTCAATCCGTTGTTCTACGACGAAGAACCTTTGGAAGCACCCGCAGGTCACTTTGCAATCTACAGGTTGTGGGCCTTGTCCAATCGAAGCATTACGGTTGCGCCTCGTGGTTTTGCCAAGAGCAACTGCATCCGAAAAGCCATCCTGCTCCAGATGATCACGAGGCCGGGATATTCTTTTATCTACGCAACCTCGTCTCACGACAACGCAGCGCAGACGGGTCAGATCCTCAAGTCACAGTTCATCGACAACAAGAGGATTTTTGATGACTTTGCCCCTGACTTCCCCGACAATAGGATCGTACCTCGTCGGGGGGAGAAATCCTTCGGCATCGAATTGATGTACCTCAACAACGGAGCGTGGTTGAGGTCCTTGTCTTCTGAGTCTCGTCAGCGTGGTGGTCGCCCTAGGTGCTACCTTCTCGACGACCCTGAATACGATGGTAAGGCTGGAACCTCACTATCTCTTCTGCGTTCCTACATGGAACAGTTGTTGTTCAAGGTTGTCATGCCCATGGTCACTAGGAGAGACACTAGTGTTAGATGGTTGGCTACGTTTGTTTCCCGTAGGCATTATGCGTGGCACGCAATGGATGTGGAAGAAACACCAGACGGTGTGCGTTCTCGTGATCCTCGTTTCGATGAGTGGTCTCGTCTTGTTCTTAAAGCAGAATACGAAGACGATAATGGAGTGCCTCACTCTTGTTGGCCTGCTATGTGGCCTCTTACTGATGCCGACAAATCAAAGGATCCAAGACTCAAGGACTCTGTATCCCTCGAACAGATCAAGAGAATGATCGGGTCTGCCAACTACCGGGCGGAGTATATGGCCGATCCCGGTGCAGCCGAGGATCAACACTTCGGTCAGCTAGAGGAAGTCAAGCACGGGTGGTGGATTGACGAAGCCGACGGTCTGATGCCCAAAAAGAGTGCTTCGATTATTAACTGGTACGACAAGGAGGGGGCCAAGGTATCCATGACCCTTTCTACGTTTGTGAGGGACAAGGTAAAACTCTTCGTCACTTGCGACACTTCCTACACCAACACCAAGGATTCGGACTACAAGGTAGCCACCTTGATGGGGTATGAACCCAAGGATGCAATCCTGTTTGTTTTGGATAGCTGGGCAGGTCAGACAAAGGAATCAGTCTTGATTGCCAAGGCATTCCAAATGGCTGAGAGGTGGGGGTGTCGTTCTATTCACCCCGAGGTGGTTAGGCAATCGTTTTCCTTGTATGCCACGATGCAATCCATTGTGCAGCAAAGGGCTGTAGAGATGGCGGGCGTTCAGGAGCTACCCAAGATCGTGCCTTTGAAGGTGGGTCACATGGACAAAACAGCCAAGATCAATGCTCTTGGTTTCCGTTTTGAGCATGGCTTGATCAAGATGCCCCTTCGTCGCAGGTACGACAAACCATGGAAAATGCTGTATGACCAACTTGAAGAGTTCAACCCTGATGCTCCAAATGGCGGTCTTCAGCATGATGATGTTCTTGATACTGTGGCTATGTCTATGTTCATTGTGCGGGGCCGTACAATCTACGACCCGGCAAAAGAAGAAGCCATATCCCCGATTGATAAGATCAAGAACGGAATTATGGTAGACCCGGATACAGGAATTAACTTTGCAGAATGCATCGACCCCCGTACAATCACCTTGGAACAAATAGATGACCTCTCCCGACACAGAACAAAAAAACTTGCAGACGAATCTAAAGTCTGACCCAAGGTATGTTACTATTCCTTTTGAATACTACAGAACCTTGGTCTCCCATTTCTATTCTGTGATGCCCTCGTCGATCCCTGACGAGGTTATGGCCGCTGAAGAAATAGAACCAGATCCAACACCCACTTCAGTGGGGGGGAACTTAAACCTTGCTGGGGTCAATCTTTTCGATGAGATGCCAGAAGGCTACAGGAAGTTGACGAACAATGCCGATTGACAGCGTACAACTACCCAAAGATAAAAAGTCACTTGCTCGCGTAATTGACATGCATATTGATAAAGAGACCTCACGCCTTGCTTACCGCAGGGCTATGTGGCTTCTTGCTTGGTATTATCTAAATGGGTACAGACGCTTCGATGTGTTCTCCCCCCAACACAATAAGATCGTCCCGCATTACCTTGACCAAGATGGTAATCTTGAGTTCCAGTCCCAAGAACTTATTTCGATGATTGACCGTATCTCTGGTCGTCTTTTGTCTATGGACTTGAGGCCCAAGGCTATGCGTCAGGGTTCATCACTTAGCGGAATGAAGGAACGTGCATCAGCCCAGTTGATTGCCGATGCTGTCTTTAGTGACCACCAGCTTGATGAAGTCAAGTCTCAGTTTGCTCACATCTTTACGACTCTGGGGTCTTGTGGCATTTGCGGCCACATCTCTGACCACCCCACTATCGGTTTGACTGCTGACCTTGAGGTTGTGCACCCGAAGGAGTTGTTCCCTTTCCCCTCTTTGAACACTGACTTTACCAAGGCTAGGGGTATGGTGCGCCAGCGAATGGTGCCCTACAACTACCTTAAGGACATCTACGGCAGAAAGATCGACAAGCAAAAAGCTGAGATGGATGTCTGGGTCTGGGAGCAAGGGCATGACATGGAAGTCCCTGATGAATACGGGGTCGAGCAGTCATACAACAGAGATAGTACTTACAAGCTCCCCTACACCAAGGCCGAACTAAACACGGAAATGGATGTAGTAAAGATCCGAGAGGTTTGGCTTGACGGCCCTCGAGGTACCTGCTCTCGATACATTGTGAGTTCTGGCGGGGTAATCCTTGAAGATCAAGACCTGTCTAATGCTGAGGTCTATTGCCCCATTGGCTTTGCTCGGTTTATGAACTCAGGCACATTCCACGGCATGGGCATGTTTGACCTGATGTTCTCTCTGGTTAGAGAACTCGAGCGGATGATGAAGTCTCTCTTTAACAACATCCGAGACATTGATAAGTACGGCGTGGTTCTGATGCCTCACGGCACAGTCAACGACCGAGCAATGCTGCGAGATGTGGGCAAGGGTCTTCGTTACATGACCTACTCAAAGGATGCATTGATGGGCGAAGACTTCAGGCCCATTGTTATCCAGCCTACTAATGCAGGGGACGCACCCGGTAAGGTTGCGTCTTATGCCCGCGATGTCATGAAGCAGTTGTCTCCCTTGCAGGATCTGATTGCTGAAAAGGGTAGGGTTGACAGTGCTGCTGGTTTGCAGTTCCTCGATGAACAGTTGAACCAAGCCATGACCAGCCCAACTTCTGGCATCCAGAATGCATTTGGAAAGATGTACAAGTCAGCAGTGTCTTCTGCGTCTCGTCATATCTTGAGGACTAACCCGACTCTGCCAGTAAACAAACTGACGTTGGATCTTGCAGGAGCAGTCATTGACACCGAAGCAGGCACGGTCAGCTTCAAGGATAACCCTCTTCCCAACATGGCACAGATCAACTTTGGGGTTAAAGAGATCAACCCAAAGAGCGCACTTGCCCAGAAAGAAGAAGCACTCAAGCTTTATCAAGCGCAGCTTACAGACCCTAATGGTCTGAAGCTTTATGCTTTGAAGGAAGGCTTGGACTTTGCGATGTGGATGGAAGAGGAGAAGGGCGCATACGAAACTGTAGTCCGCAACATCCTCACCCTCTTCAATGATGGGGGGAACACGCAGCAGGTGATCCTTACACCCCACACTGCAAGACCCGACTTGCAGCTTAGAGTCTTGTCTTCGTTCATGTCCAGCCCTACTATGGGTCTTGCTGAACCCCAAGTCCAAGACGCATTTAAAACTTACAGGGAAGCATTGATTTCATTCATGGGCCAGATGCTTCCTTCTATGGTTCCTAACCCAGATGAGTTGGAAAACATGGGTATGCAACCTCAGCAACCACAAGGCCCGCAACAAATGCAAGCACCTCAAGGAGCAATGTAAATGAGTGAAGAAGAACTGATCAGCGGAGAAGAAGAAAACACCATCACTCTCGAAGACGAAATCGAGATTGATGGTCGTGTCTATACTCTTGGTGAGATCATGGAAGCAAAGCAAAACTTTGATTCTCTGAATCAGGAAGTGCAGGGTCTTCGTGAATTCAAGACCCACACAAACGCACTGATGTCAAATGATCTCGATAGTGATGCTCGCCTGAAGGCTGCTCGTGTCGTTCTTTCTGAGTCAGGCTATACGCCGGAGCAGATTGAAAACTACGTCAACGAGTACGAAGCAGCCATGAATGGTGAAGAAGGCGATTACGAGTACGAAGAAGAAGAAGACACAGAATCCTACGAAGAAGAAAGCCCTGAAATTATGTCAGACGATCCCCGCATTGATGAAGCCCGCCGCATGGCGGAAGAGTCCAGTAACCAACTGAAGCAGTATCGAATGGAAATGCTCCAGAAGGAAATGCAGCGAGGTATCAACTCAGCTATTGACAGCAATAGAGACCTCGGTGTAATCTTGGGTCGTCTTAACGATGATGATAATCCAGAGGCATTTAACAATGCCAAGGGTCGCTTGGAGCAGCAAATCCACGACCAGACACTGAAGATGCTTCAGGAACGACGTTCCAGAGAAGGTAACTTCAGCGAGTCTTGGGTCGAGGAAACTGCAAAGAAAGCGGCAGATGAAGTTGTTGGAACATACCGGACGGTAATCGGTGACATTGACTCTATTGGTCGTGCACCGGAAACAGTTTCTGGAGAGACCCAGCTTTCATCAACGCCTCCTGTCCCAGAGCCAACCTACAAGGAAGGCATGAACAGGGGTGATGTTGATTCCGCAGTCACTAATTGGACTACGGATGCTCTCTCACGACTGGCAGAACAGTCCTCTGCTGGTGAAGAAACTAAAGCCTAACGGAGTAAATTACAATGGGCGCAACAAGTGGTTCACTCTTCGATCTGCATTCAAACCGCATCGAAGAAGTGATTAATAAGAATATCGAAACGTTCCTTCCGGCAATGGATCCGGTTTGGCGCGATACCGTGGTCACCTCGCAGGGCGTTGGTCCTGCTTCTGCCATCGGTCGAGACATGTCGATCATTAAGGTCTACATGGGTTCGATGGCTGGTGTCCTTAACATGAGTACTCCCCTTGCAAACGGGAAGGAGTTTGGTCTGTACGGTGATGACACTGACACATTT